AGATCATTCGCCAGATCGAGCGCCTGGTATTGACTACGGTAGCACTCAGGCCGCGAGCTTTGGCCCTGGCAAGGTCTGCGGCGACGTCGGCGGCTTCGACCTGGGTGAAGGGAATGTCGCCGTAGAGGTCAAGCAGAGCCTCGTAGTGGGGTCTGTAGTTCTTCCAGGTTCGGTCTTCGATCTCCTCGCGGTGCTGCCGCTCCCAACTCTCCGCGATCTTCCGGAAAGTGATCTCCGGTTCCGGCTGCCGGGCCTCTGCCTCTTTGGCCAGGAGCTTCCGGTGCAGCTCCTCCGGATCCCTGTCACAGACGGTGTGGCGCTTGCCATCGAGGTCTCGGTAATATCCCTGGTACCGGCCATCCGGGCGGAGGGTGTAGAGATCCGCATATTTTGATCGCTTAGCCATGTCAGTCACTCCAAATCGTCCGGAAGGGCCAGAACGCTGGCGCTTGTCGACCATCTGCCGTCAGAAAGCTGGAAAGCATAGACCGAAACATTGCTATAGCCGAAGGATGCGGTAAATGACGCCGGATTCGATGATCCGTCGAGGATCCGTAGCAGCTCCGGTTCTGTCGCATTTTCGCCGTCGATGGTGATCTCATCCGGGTCACCGCATTTTTTGACGAAAGTGGAATAGATGGCATTCGCAAATTCGAGATCTTTCCGGGCATCACCGGAATCAAGGCGCACGGTGAGCCAAATACTCCCTCTTGATGTCTTTTTAGAAACCCAGGCTGAAGCATAATACGAAAACGGTTTGTTGAACAGCACACACTCCTTCTGGAAGGAAATGGTGTCTTCCGGCGTGACAGGATCCCACCCGTTATTTGTGGGCATATCGTCCGCAGAGTAGACCGTGCGGCTGACTGCCATCAGATCATCAATGAACTCGGACGGATCGGTCAGGAACGCGGCGTAATCTGCGCGTCTCCATTTCGTGTCGAATTCTTCAAAGGTCATAGAATCCGGTGTCTTTTCGCCGCATCCCGCCAGAGCCAAAACGAAAACAAGCACCAATGTCAACAAAATCAGCTTTTTCATGGTTCTTCTCCTTCGGTATGTATGTAAGTTTACAGACTAATGCGCGAGGGCAAAGGCGACGGCCAGGACGTCCCGGTAGTAACCAATGGCTGCACGGACCATGCGCTCCGGCACACCAAGCTCCTCTGCGAGCTGCCATGGTTCAGCCTCCCGTCTGGCAATGGCGTCGATGATTTTTTGAAGCGGTACAGACTTTTTGTAAGACCAGCGTCTGGCTATTTCTTCGGCGCGATACCTCGCAGCCGGTGCCGAAAGCTCCGTGTAAAAGGCGTTTGTCTCACAGTGGCCAAGTTCGTGCGACAGACCTTCCACGACCTCCGGATCGTCTCTTCCGATCTGCCGCTGGAAGATAACTCTCGTCCCTTTCGGCGTGATGATCGTCACGCTGTCCAGGATCCCATCCGGCGGCGGTTCCACAACCGGATAACCGTGCTCCTCGGCAAGCGCCAGGAGCTCTTCTTTTGGGGTCAACCCTACCACCTCACATATGCTTGATAATCTCCGCATAGCGCAGCACCTCGTCCAGTTTCTCCTCCGGGATCGTAGGTGCGTCTTCCCCAAACAGGGCGAACTTGATCTGCTCCCGGCTCAGAGGCTTCTGCTCCTCTGGTTCGGGAGCTTTTTCTGTATCTTGGCAAAGAAGATAATCCACCGACACGTTGAAATAGTCCGCAATCTTCAGCAGAGTCTCGTAATCCGGCTGCCTCTTGCCTGTCTCATACTGAGATATTGTGCTCTCACTTACTCCGACACGACTTCCAAGCTCTTTCATGGTCAAACCACATTTTTTTCGAATTTCTCTGATTCTCAGTTTCATCATTATCACCCCACCTTCATTATATACTTCACATTTTGAAAAGTAAATAGGAAATAAAAAACTTCACGAAATGTGAAATCTATACTTGACAATGCGTGAAGTCAGTGGTACTATATCCACAGAACTTCACAAAACGACAAGAAAGGAGGGGTTTTATGGCGCGTGCTTGGATGAAGGAAGCCAGGGATCGGGCCGGGAAGACGATGGCTGCGGTAGCTGATGAACTTAACATTTCCGAAAGCTACTACTGCGAGATCGAGAACGGCAACCGAATGAAGCGGCTGGACATTCACTTCGCAATAGATCTGGCCAGAGTCTTCGGCATCCCGATCAAAAAAGTGCTCGACGAGGAGGTCAAGTAAAGCATACCGAAAATCATGCGAAAAAAACAGTACATGAAAGGAGAGAGCAATGCCAAGAGAACGACCTGACTACCGGGACACGCTGGAGCAGCTCAACAGCCTGTTTCCGGGCCGCGAGCTGCTGACGGCTGCGGAGGTGATGACCGTCACCGGATATACCTCCGCGAAGAGCATCCAGCGGCACTTCCCCTCTGTGTGCGGGGGCCGCTACAACAAAACAACAATCGCCAGGATCCTGGCGGGAGGGAAAACATGCTGAAAGAATTAATACTGACAATGGCCGTTGTTTTCGGCTTCATCTGGATTCCCTGCGGGATCTGCGGCCTGGCCTGGATCATCAAGTGGATGATCCGAGAGAGGCGCTGGTGGAAGGCTGCACAGCAGGAGGAATTCCCGGAGGAATACGGCGAGGAGGTGATCTACAGATGACCAAAAACAGTGAGACCTTCCGCGAGGTCGTGGAACTCATTCGAAAGGGTGAGGATATCAGCCAGGAGGAGCTTGTGGACTGCTGCGGGTACGCCCAGGACGGCGTGAACGAGCTGTACATCCTGCTGAAAGCATTCCGGGACGGGTTCCACGCCCAGCAGGAGACGATCCGCCGCAAGCAGGCGCTGCTGGAGGCCAAGATCGAGGAGATCAAAAGCAAGGATCGCGTCATTTGGACGCTGAACCGGAAGATCCGGGAGCTGAGCCATTGAAGACAAAAAAGCCGTTCCGAATGCGCCAACATCCGAAACGGCAGGGGGGCCAAAAAATACAACACAGCTTTTGGCCCTCTTATTTTACCACAAAAGGAGGCAAATAGCAAATGAAACTTTACGAAATCGACGCCGCGATCCAGGAGATCCTCGACGGCATGAGCGTCGACGAGGAGACCGGCGAGGCCATTCTCGACGCTGAGGCGCTTGAGGCGCTTCAGATGGCCAGAATCGAGAAGCTCGAAGGGGCTGCGCTGGCCGTCAAGAATCTGGAGGCCGAAGCCGCTGCCATCGAGGCAGAAGAGAAGAAACTGGAGTCCAGGAAGACCGCCGCGAAGAACCGGGCAAAGAGCATCCGGCTGTGGATCGCATATAACCTGGGTGCGGAAAAGCTCTCCACGCCCCGCGTCTCCATGCGCGTCCGGCCTGGCGCGTCCAGCGCGAAGATCGACGACGTTCACGCCGTCGTGGATTGGTACAACAAGACCAGAAAGGAGCTGCTGGACAAGGAATCCGAAGAAAATGACGCGGAGTTCGACCGGGTCACCGAGCTGACCCAACTGGTCTGGCCGGATCCCGTAGTCTCGAAGGCCGGGATTAAGAAGTTGCTCAAGGACTACGAGATCCCCGGCGTTCACCTGGAGGACGGCAAGCCGATCCTCACGATCAGATAGGGGAGGGGCCATGAACATCTCGAAAGGTAAGATCCCAGGGGCCAGGAAGATCGTGATCTACGGCCAGGAGGGGATCGGCAAAAGCACCCTGGCTTCCCAGTTCCCGCAGCCGGTCTTTATCGACACCGAGGGCAGCACGAAGGAGCTGGATGTCGCCCGCTTCGATCCTCCGCAGAGCTGGCCAGAGCTGCTGGCCCAGGTGGACTACGTGATCGCACACCCGGATGTCTGCCGGACGCTGGTGATCGACACGGCAGACTGGGCAGAGCAGATCATGATCCGGTATCTCTGCCAGAAGAACAAGTGGGAGAGCCTGGAATCGCCGGGCTACGGCAAAGGCTATCAGATCGCCGCAGAGGAATGGAGCGGGCAGCTTCTGGCCAGGCTGTCGGAGGTTGTCCGGCGCGGCGTCCATGTGATTGTCACAGCCCACGCCTGGCTGCGGAAGGTGGATCTCCCAGAGGAGGCCGCGAGCTACGATCATTGGGAGATGAAGACCAGCAAGAAGGTCGCCCCGATGCTCCGCGAGTGGGCCGACGCCGTCTTCTTCCTCCACTATGAGACTATCGTCATCAAGAACGACGACAAGAAGGGCAAGGCCCAGGGCGGCAGACGCGTCATTGAGACAAACCACACGCCGTTCTGGGACGCGAAGAACCGCTTCGGGCTGCCGGACAAGCTGCCGTTGGACTTCGCACAGCTCGCGCCGTTGTTTCAGCCAATTGTACAACAACAAGAAGCACAATTGCCCGTGATCGCGGAGCCGGATCCGGATTGCCCGTTCACAGGCCCTGCGCCGGAGGCCCCGGACGGGATCCCGCCAGAGCTGTGGAAACTGATGCAGCGCAGCAGCGTCGGAGAGGCCGAGGTCGTGGAGGCCGTGGCCGCAGCCGGTTATTTCCCCGCGAATATGCGGATCGCGCAATATCCGTCCGACTTTATCAAGCATCTGATCAATGTATGGGATCAGGTTTATATCTTCATTCAAAAACTTCAAAACCGAAAGGAGAACCATTAACATGGCAGATTTTATTGACCGCGAGCTGAGCTGGGACGACAGCATCGAAAACGACAGCCCTGACTTTATCTTGCTCCCGGAAGGGGAGTACGACTTCACCGTCGACCACTACGACCGCGAGCGCCACAACGGCTCCGAGAAGCTGCCGCCCTGCTACAAGGCGGTGATCTATCTCCGGATCGACACGGCGCAGGGGCCTGCCATCGTTCGACACAACCTGTTCCTGCACACCAGAACGGAGGGCATGATCTGCGCGTTTTTCACGGCCATCGGCCAGCGCCAGCACGGACAGCGAATCACCATGAACTGGAACGCGGTTCCCGGCGCGAGAGGCCGGGCGAAGATCGGCGTCCGGGAGTACAACGGAAAGCAGTACAACGAGGTCAAGAAGTTCCTGGAGCCTGCCGCACCGGCAGCAGCTCCCGCGTACCAGGCACCACCGGCATATCAGGCTCCGGCATATTCGCAGCAGCCCATGTACCAGCAGCAGGGACCGGGATCCTATACGCCCGGTAAGTTCTGATGGACGGGATGCAGCTCCGGCCTTACCAGCAGGAAGCCAGGGATGCGATCTTCCGGGAATGGAACGAGGAGGGACGAGCGAAAACCCTCCTCGTCCTGCCTACCGGCACCGGCAAGACCATCGTCTTCGCCTCAGTCGCTGAGGAATGCGTCAGGACGGGATCCCGCGTCCTGATCCTGGCGCACCGGGGCGAGCTGCTGGATCAGGCCCAGGACAAGCTGCTTCGTGCGACCGGACTGCGGTGTGCCGTGGAGAAGGCAGAGGAGAGCAGCCTGGACAGCTGGTTCCGAGTGACGGTCGGAAGCGTTCAGACGCTTATGCGGGAGACCAGGCTGTACCGGTTCTCGCCGGATCACTTCGGCCACATCATCATCGACGAGGCCCACCACTGCCTCTCTGACAGCTACCAGCGCGTCCTGGAGTATTTCCACGACGCAAAGGTGCTGGGTGTTACAGCAACGCCCGACAGGGGTGATATGCGGAACCTGGGTGCATTCTTCGAAAGCCTGGCCTACGAATACAGCCTGCCGCGTGCGATCCGCGACGGCTACCTCTGCCCGATCAAGGCCCAGACCATCCCGCTGCGGCTGGATCTGTCAGAGGTCGGCGTCCAGAGCGGCGACTTTAAGGCCGGAGATCTCGGCACAGCGCTGGACCCGTACCTCTATCAGATCGCCGACGAAATGGCAAACTACTGTAAGGACCGGAAGACTGTGGTCTTCCTCCCGCTGGTCAAGACCTCTCAAAAATTCCGCGACATCCTGATCGAGAAGGGTTTCCGGGCCGCAGAGGTCAACGGTGACAGTCAGGATAGGGCCGAGGTGCTTCGGGCCTTCGACGCGGGAGAGTATGACGTCCTGTGCAACTCCATGCTGCTGACCGAGGGCTGGGATTGCCCCTCCGTGGACTGCATCGTCGTGCTGCGGCCCACCAAGGTCCGCAGCCTCTACTCTCAGATGGTCGGACGCGGTACGCGGCTCAGCCCCGGCAAGGATCATCTCCTTCTGCTGGACTTTCTGTGGCACACCGAGCGCCACGAGCTTTGCCACCCCGCGTCGCTGATCTGCGAGAAGGACGAGATCGCGAAGAAGGTGACGGAGGCTATCGAGAAGGACGGCGGGGCCGTTGATCTGATCGAGGCCGAGGAAAAGGCCGAGGCCGACGTGATCGCCCAGCGCGAGGAGGCCCTGGCGAAGAAGCTGGCCGAAATGAAACGACGGAAGCGGAAGCTCGTCGACCCGCTGCAATTTGAGATGTCGATCCAGGCCGAAGATCTATCCGGCTACGTTCCGACCTTCGGCTGGGAGCTGGGACCTCCGAGCGAGAAGCAGCGCTCCGCGCTCGAAAAGTGGGGAATCTTCCCGGACGAGATCGAGAGCGCCGGAAAGGCCGCGCTGCTCCTGGATCGGCTCAGCAAGCGTCGCTTCGACGGTCTGACGACGCCGAAGCAGATCCGCTTCCTGGAGGGCAAGGGCTTCCAGCACGTCGGGACCTGGGCCTTCGACGCGGCCCGCTCCCTGATCGACCGGATCGCGGGGAATAACTGGCGAATCCCTTACGACATCAATCCAGCGATATACACACCGAAAGGAGCGCCAAAAACGCCAGATCAAATCATCGACGATCTGATGCTCAGGCTGGCAAACTATCCCGGAGCGCACACCGGCGAGAAATGGAAAGATGATCCAAATCTGTACAACTGCACACCGAAAGAGAAGGCTGCCGTTGCAGAACTCGGCATAACGCTGGACGATCTTATGCGCCGTGGTGTTACTCGCGGCATGCTGCACCATATGATCTGGGGGTATAAGAATGGAACGAGAGCTTGACCTGAGAGAGCTGCTGCCGTATATCGACCCGGCTGGCCTGAGCTATTCCGACTGGTGTGCCGTTGGAATGGCCCTCCACCAGGAAGGCTATTCCTGGGACGTCTGGGACGAATGGTCCCGGAACGATTCCCGTTATCACGCAGGAGAGTGCCGCCGAAAATGGGAGAGCTTCGGCCACAACGTCGGAAGCCAGGTCACCGGCGGCACAATCGTCCAGATGGCCAAGGACCGCGGCTGGCGTCCGTCCTCAGATCCGGGCCACGAACTGGACTGGGACGCCGAGATCGGCGGCAAGGACGGCGTGCTTGTCAAGGATCCCGGCTGGATCGAGGGCCGGGAGATCCAGGAGCCGGAGCATTGGGATCCCGTGAAGGATCTGATCCGGTACCTGGAGACACTGTTCGACAGCACCGACAACGTGGGTTATGTAACGAAATCCTTCGAGCGTGACGGAAGACACATGCCAACCAAGGGAAATTATGACCGGACCGCCGGAGAGCTCATACAGGCTCTCCAGGGCTGCCAGGGGCGCATCGGAGAGGTTCTGGGAGACTACGATCCAGGAACAGGCGCATGGATCCGGTTCAATCCGCTGGACGGCAAGGGCGTCCGGAACGAGAACGTCACGGACTACCGATTCGCCCTGGTGGAATCCGACAGCATGGATCTTGCCAAGCAGAATGCTCTGATCCGGGAGCTGGAGCTGCCAGTCGCCGCTTTGGTCTACTCCGGGAAGAAATCGATCCACGCCATCGTCCGCATCGAGGCGGCAACCTATGAAGAGTATCGAAAACGCGTGGACTACCTCTACGCCGTGCTGAAGAAGAACGGCATGGACGTGGACACGCAGAACAAGAACCCATCCAGGCTGTCCAGAATGCCCGGCGTGATGCGCAGCGGCAAAAAGCAATTCCTGATCGACACCAACATCGGGAAGGCGTCCTGGGCAGAGTGGAAGGAATGGATCGAGGCCAGCACAGACGACCTTCCGGACGCGGACAATCTGGCCAGCGTCTGGAACGACCTTCCGCCGCTCGCGCCGCCTTTGATTGACGGGATCCTGCGCCAGGGTCACAAGATGCTGCTGGCCGGGCCGTCGAAGGCCGGTAAGTCCTACGCTCTGATCGAGTTGTGCGTGGCTATTGCCGAGGGAAGGCCCTGGCTCGGCTGGCCATGCGCCCAGGGTCAGGTCATGTACGTCAATCTGGAGCTGGATAAGGCGTCCTGCCTCCACCGGTTCGCCGACATCTACCGGGCTATGGGCCTGGAGCCGCGGGGGATCTCCAATATTGATATTTGGAATCTCCGAGGCCGCTCCGTGCCGATGGACAAGCTGGCCCCGAAGCTGATCCGGCGAGCGCAGAAACGCCAGTACATCGCCATCGTGATCGACCCGATCTACAAGGTGATCACCGGCGACGAGAACAGCGCCGACCAAATGGCAGCCTTCTGCAACCAGTTCGACCGGGTGGCGACGGAGCTGGGCTGCGCCGTGATCTACTGCCACCACCATTCCAAAGGTTCCCAGGGCCAGAAACGATCCGTCGACCGCGCCTCGGGCTCCGGCGTCTTCGCCAGAGACCCGGACGCCCTCCTCGACATGATCGAGCTGGAAATCACGGATCAGGTCTACGCCAGGGAGGAGGATCGGGCCGTCTGCGCTCTGTGCCTCGGTGCGCTGCACTACTACCTCCCGGGCCGCTGGCAGGAGGTCTACACCCAGGAGGACGCCGCCAGCTCGTCCCGGATGCTGGAGATCTGCCGTCACAACCTCGCCGGAAGCGCCCTGACGGATCTCAACGCTCAGATCGAGGCAGCCAAGCACCATGTCAGAAACCTGACCGCCTGGCGCATCGACGGCACCTTCCGCGAGTTCCCAAAGCAGCCGGTAAAGAATCTCTGGTTCGACTTCCCAATCCACCGTGAGGACGAAACAGGGGCGCTGGAAGAGCTTGTTTCCGATGACGGATTCACCCGTAAGGGATCTCCGTGGAGGGCAAATTTCAGCCGAAAAAAGACCGCCAAAGAGCGCGAGCAGGAACGGAAGGACGCCCTGAAAACCGCCTTCGAGGCCTGCCGGATCGACGGCGACGTGACCGTCCAGGCCCTCGCCGAGTACATGGGCGTCAGTGAAAAAACCGTCCAGAGGCGGGTCGATGAAAGCCCGGATTTCTGGCGGGACGGCTCCGAAATCGGCCTGAAATAGACCGGACAAACTCGATAAAAAGCAGTTGTCTGTCCGACCGGACAAAGTCGATTGTAATCGAGTTTGTCCGAAACGTGGACAAAGTCGATAAATAATCGAGTTTGTCTTGTCCGGACAAAACCCTATTCCTAAAGGAATAAAACGGTGTCCCGTTCCCGATGGTCACGGGGGAGAAAAGGCGGGCCATGAGGCTGCCCGCCCTTTCCTCCCTCGACCGTGACTAACGCGCGAAGGGCGAGGAGGTGAAAAAGATGGATAAGCGATTGCTGTGCGCGGCGAAGATGCCGCCAAAGAAAAAGAAAGAAAACAGAAATGCTCCGTATGATCCTCAAAAGGACGAGGTCGCAAAGTGGCTGGCTTCGCAACCGGAGATCATGGCTTATATCGCGGAGCTGGTTCAGCGGCACGGGCTTATTGCCTTTGACCCGACAACTCAAACATGGAGAGGATCGAATTATGGCAAAGATTGAATTTTTCCTGCCGATGAAGCGGATCCCGTCTGCGACACAGCAGACCCACAAGGTCAGCACGCGGGGCGGGAAGCCGCAGTTCTACGAGCCGCAGGAGCTGAAGACGGCGCGGCTGCTGTTTCGGGATCTGCTGGCCAGACGAAAGCCGGAAGCTCCGCTGGATGGGCCGGTCGAGCTGCGCGTCGTGTTCAGCTACCCGCCGTCTGATATGCACCCGTGGGGCACATGGAAGACCAGCAGGCCAGACACGGACAACCTGATCAAGATGCTCAAGGACGAGATGACGAAGCTCGGCTTCTGGAAGGACGACGCCAAGGTCTGCTCAGAATCGACCATGAAGGTCTACGGCAGGCAGTCCGGCATCCTGATCCAGATCTGGGAGCTGGAGGAGGGGCCGAGCTATGTATGACGCCAGCGGGATCATATCAGACGCCGCCCTGGAGCAGCTCGAGGATCTGGCGTTCCGAGGCGCGGAGATGCCAAAGGGCCTTCGGTTCCCGGAGCAGCTGCTCTTCCTCCGGTTCCGGCATCTGTACGCCTACGCTGCCATGATCCACATGGATCCTGCTCAAGGCAGGCGGGAGAAGGAGCAGATCGTCGCGGAGTATTCCGCGCATCTGGCTGAGCATCTGCTGTATCTCGGCTGCAATGAGCGCTACATTGCGACGGAGGCTGCTGCGGCTGAGATACGCAAAGATGCGAGACTGTACAACGAGCCGAAAGTCCGGGCCTTAATGGAGGCAATCTACGGCAAAGCAGACAGGAGGCTTCCGGATGAGTAAGCCGTTAACGACCGCCGAGCTGGGCGAGCTGCTCATGGAAACAACACAACGAGATTGCGGCGTCTGGCCAGAGGCTGACGATCAATCGCAGAACGAGGAGGACGAAGATGATTAACGGACAGTTACTGTCGGAAGTGATCCACCAGGAGAGCAGGGACCCCGTGAAGCTCGCCTATCTCTGCGGTATCGACCACCTCTGGGAGAAGGTCTGCGGCGTCGAGAAGTTCACCCCGCGCCAGATCGACCGGATGTGCACCGTGCTCCGGATCACGCCGGATCTGCGGCGGGAGATCTTTGGAGAGGAGGCAGGAGATGGCTAAATACTGGTGGATGGAAACCGTCCGGAGGGCGATCATCAACTACCCAACGCTGAAGGCCAAGAAGGACGAGCTGCAATCCATGGCCACCACGCCTGCCGTGACCAGCGTCACCGGCCCGGGCGGGAAGACCATCACCGTCTATCCAACCGGAGGCAGCGACGGGAATTCCCGGAAGACCGAGGCCGTCGCCCTGCGGGAGCTGCCGCCTATGGAGGAGCGGGCGCTCAACGCCGTCCGCAACGCCCTGGAGGCCATGTCGCTGCTGCCGGATGGGAAGCACCGGATCGCGCTGATCCGCTCCTACTGGTGGCGCTCAGAGCACCGGAACATGAGCTGGGCAAGCGCCAGAGTGAACGTCAGCGAGCGCACCGGCCACAGGTGGAACAATGCCTTCATCTGGACGGTAGCCATGGAGATGGGCTTCACGTGGCCATACCGCGTGAAAGATAAAAAGGGAGAACCACAAACACAAAAACAGGAGGAGTAAAACATGGAAAACCAGGAGAGGCAGAGCTTGCACGGCGAGGTTATCGCCGCCAACCTGAATGAGCCGATGAGCTGGGAGATCTTCCTCCGGCTGTCAGAGACAAGCCAGAAGGAATACATCTACGGCCTTCGGAAGAAGTTCAACGTCAGCGTCGGCCAGTTAGCCGAGCTGTTCAACGTGAAGAAGAAGGATCTCGTCCAGAGAGCCGAGCTGCTTGGCATCGATTTGAGCGGCGCGAGACCCACCAGGGATCCGGAGAAGGCAAAAGCCTGGGAAGAATTCTGCGCGAGAAAACCGGAGCCGATCAAGGAACCGGAACCGGCAGCGCAGCCGGAAGAAACGACAGACGTTTGCTGCGGTGACTGCGTGGCATGCCCGGAAGACGTCTACGCGGCCTGCCGCCACAAGCTGAGAGTTTCCAAACCAAGCGACAAGCCTGAGCGCAAAGTCGTTGTACAGGCGTTTAAGCTGGCATATTCCGGAACCCTTGAGCGCGCCCTGGCAGAGCTGGAGGTCTACGCAGACGTCCTGGCAGATCAGGCGGTCACCGTCACCGTAGAATTGGAGGTGTGAAGTATGGTAAACATGATCAGCGCCTTGGTGAAGCGGCCCGGCGAGCTGCCGCGGCACGTAAACGTCAGCAACAGCCTGGAAGCACTTCAGAAGAACGTGGAGGGCTATATCGAGACCGTGACCGCCAGAGCGGGAGGAGAGACTTTCGTGATCATCTGCAACGAGGAAGGGAGACTGCTAAACAAGCCGTTTAATACGGTCTGCGCGGGCTACAGCTTCCTCGGTCCGATCGTGATCGTCGGTGTTGCCGAGAACGAGGAAGGCGAACAGGAATTCGCAGATCTGCCCGTCGACTGGAAAACCATGAAGCAACTCTTCCCGGAGCTGTGGTCGCCGCTGGTGTGCAGGAGGTGAGCGGGATGACTTGGATCAAGACCGCAAAGACCGTCAAAGCAGACGGCACAACCATTAACGAGTACACCGCAAGAGAACAGCAGCGGATCACCATCGAGAGCCGGAAGCGTCCGATCCCGCACGCGAGCGGCAGCGGCTTCTGGATGCACACCAGCTTCTTCGTCCTGGTGGACGGCACCGAGATCAAGGAGCGGTTTTCGCTGAAGGACGCGAAGGCGTTCGCCGAGAAGCTCCAGTTTATGGAGGATCTGAATCATGGCTAAAAAAACCAACCCGAACAAGATCCCATGTACCGGGGCGGACGTGAAGAAGGCATACATTGAGGGCATCGAGATCGGGATCCGGCAGGCGATCAAATGCACGCTGTACATCCTGCTGGACAAGCATCAGGCGCCGGTGGAGGACGTCCGACAGCTGTCGGATGAGCTGTCCTGGCTGGCACAGCGGATCAACGAGGGGCGGATCTCGTGGGGGTTCGTGGACGAGGTGCTGCACGAGAACCACGTGGAGGTGCGGCTGAGATGAGAGATGTACAATGCCGAACCTGCGTCCGAATCCATCAAGGCTATTGTGACGGCGCAGAACCGGATGACATGAACAGACCGTGCGAGTTTTACAAGCGCATGACCAACGGCGACCGCATCAGGGCGATGACGGACGAGGAATTGGCTGACGAGTTTTCTTATTCGGGGTGTCACAAGCAATCGAACCCGGAAATCTGCCGGAAACACACAGGAGAATGCGAACGGTGTTGGCTCGACTGGCTGAAAAAGGAGGTATCTGAATGAGTAAAATCCCAGAGTCCTACTGGAAACTCGCCTCCGCACAAGTCGCAAAGAGCAAGGCATCATGGGCGCATATGCAGACAGGCGAGATGGGAAGAAAAAAGACCATTATTTCCGTTGATGCGGACGAGAGTATGGTGATTTGCATGGCGTTGGACGAATATATCGAAAAGCACAGAAAGGAGTACGAACGATGAACGAATGTCAACTCTGCAAAAATGAAGTTGATGTCAATGACGGCGGTTGCGCTTTGATGGTTGCGTTTTGCAGAAACCACAACACGAATCTGACAAATATCAGCTTTTGCCGGGATTGCTATAAAGCACTCCTGCAAGAGCCAATTCGCAGACTTGCGGATGCCGCCTGTGTTGAGTGGTTTGGCGTGGAGGATGACGATGAAGGTTAAGAGTGTGATGCCTTGCATCTGCACGAAAGAGCCAGACTTCACAGCAGATGGAACTGCCGGGATGCCTGTTCTGCGCCCTTATGGAGGGCATGATAGCTGTTGGCATATCTGGTGTCCGAAGTGCCAGAGGGGAGTGCCGTCTTTCGACTACTCGTCACCCTATAAGGCGTTGCAAGCGTGGAACGAAATGCAAGAGCATCTGAGAAAATTCGATTGTTGGGAGGTGTCCGACAATGGCTGATTACATAAGCCGGGAGGCGGCAATAAAGGAATTCTGTGATGATTGCATGGATAGGGAATGGTGCAAAAGCAACGGAGATTCCTGTTCCAGAATCAAGAACATAAATGCTGTTCCCGCCGCCGATGTGCGGCCTGTGGCGAGGGGAGTGTGGGTGTCTGTGCATGATAGATACGGGATCTGCTCAAACTGTCACAGAGGCGACCACATCGATCCGCTTGCTGGATTCTGCCGTTTTTGCGGAGCGGATATGAGAAAGAAAGGGGAAAAAGATGGTGTCTGATATTACAATTATCCCAAGCAAAACCGAAAAAAAGCCAAACCCGAATTTCGTGCCGCCTCCAACAGTTGGTGCAAAAAATGCACGAACTGGGGTTACCGCAAGATGGATGCCGTTCTGGAATCCATTTCTGAATGAGCAAAATTATTGGTGTTCTGAATGCACCGCAATGTACGGACAGAAACACGACGTATGCCCCTGGTGCGGGGCGACCATGATGCCGACAGCGGCAAATGATGAGGAGAAAAAATGAGGTGCGAAGATATAAGATTTGGGTCCTATGATTGCGCCTACAACATCATGCTCCCATACTTAGTTTCAAATCCTTGCGAACCGAATTACCCGCCATCAGCGTTTACGGTTGCAATAGACAAATGTTTACTGCCGGAAATTTTGAAACTTTGGGAAATGGGAATTAAAACCACAGGGTGCTGTTGCGGTCATGGAAAGAAAGAGTTTGCTTATATCGGAGTCGATGAAAAAGACATCGGCAGAATGAAAGAGATGGGCTATAAGGTGTGGCATAATTCGTGCCGCCCCAACGATGAAGATAGTTTTATTCCAAAAACGGAACTATCATACGGAAATGCAGACAAGGGCTTCAACTGGTGGGATAACAACCAAAACGAACTGTCCGGAAATTCCGGAAAGTTGACGAAGGAGGACGGCGATGGCTGACACAGACTACATCACCAAAGAATCAGCCCTGTCCTGTTTCCACGACTGGATTGACCGCTACGGTCACGAACACACAGCAGACGAGATGGTCGAGTACCAGAGGATCGAGAATCTGCCTGTCACAGATGTGCGGCCTGTGGTGCGTGGGCATTACATTGGGGAGTATGACGGTTACGCTGACGGGAATCCTGTCTACGATATGTGGTACTGCTCCGAATGCGGGTGCTGCTTTGAAGATTGGGACGAAAAACCGACATACAACTTTTGTCCTAACTGCGGTGCGGATATGAGGGAGGATGGAACCGAATGACAGATGAACAGAGGATGATGTGCCTGCGGGCGATTGATCACTTTGGGGTATCGACGCAGACCTGGAAATTAATCGAGGAGATTGGCGAGCTGCTTACAGAAATAGCGAGAGAGCATACCGGAAGAGGAGACAAAGCCGCCATCCGGGAGGAACTGGCCGACACAACAGTTATGTGTGAGCAGATGAGGATCATCTATGGAGGCAGGGACGTAGACGACTGGATCGAACGAAAACTGGTGCGGCTGGAGAAGAAGATCGGAGGGGAGAGCTGATGAAGTTTGAAGAGAAGACCCTGGTCACGTTGGCCAAGGTACGCCAGGCCCGCGCCCAGAAAGGATCCCCATGCGCCAGGTGCAGGAAGACCGCATGCCCCGATCCGTGTTACCCCCACCTCGACTGGTACAGGCATCGAGGGAAAGCCCCTGCCGATCTGAAGCCCCGCACCAGAGAAGCCCCGGCCGGGAAGCCCCGGGGAGGCTGAGCCATGCCGGACATCACGAAGACAAGACTGGCCGAGCTGCGGAAGCTGATCAAAGACGGTCGGGAGAATCTTTTCTATGAGTGGCCCGAGTGGCAGAAGGCCCGGGCTTATGCCCTATACCTTGACCGCGGCGAGTGTGCCAGGTGTCGGTCAAGAGGAAGATATGCGAAGGCCGAGATCGTTCACCATGTGCAGCACTTGAAGGACAGACCGGATCTCGCGCTGTCGATCTATGACGAGGACGGAAACCGGCAGCTCGTCTCTCTTTGCCGGGCGTGCCATGAGCTCGAGCATCCGGAGCGGCTGCGGCCTGCGTGGACGGCAAAGCAGACGGATCCGCTGACGAAGGAGAGATGGGATTGACCCCCCTTCAAAAAATTCTGGATTTTTCCGCGGGGCCTGAATCGGTAGGTGCCCCTCCCATTTCGGGCGCGCGCGCGATTTTTCACGTGAAAACGCGGGCTCGATTCACAAATTGTTTACAGTTTGGCGGCTGGTCTGCGAAAAGTTGGCAAGATTTTTCTGCTTTTTCGTGGTATTATGTCAGTGTGGAGTTCTGGACATCCACAAGCCCACGCAGCGGTCTGGGGTAGCCGCTGCGACGGGCGGCAGGCTTTCTTTGCAAGCCGGGTTCCTCCTTCCGGCGCACCGCGTGCTTTTGTTCGTTGTACTCTCCTTTCGACGGTGGCCAGGTCAATCGACCTGGCCATTGTCGTACCCCGAAGAAACCGAATAAACCGTAACCATCAAAACGAAACCGACGTGAAAGGGGACTGAAACGATGGATTTGAGCGAGAACATCGAGGCGACAGCCGCCGAGCTGGAACAGACCCTGCTCGACGATCTGACCGCAAGGGGCCTGGTGCAGCCGGTCTACATCCGTAAGGCCAAGGCCTACACGAACTTCTGGCGCGTTAAGGCCGCGCTGGATCTCGACATCGAGGAGCGGGGCGCGATGGTCTGGGACGAGAAGCGCCAGATGATGGTGGACAATCCCGCGGTCGGCAAGGCCGTCCAGGTCGAGAACATGATGCAGACGATCTTCCGCGATCTTGGCTTCCGCGAGATTGCGGTCAGCTCCGCGAGAAACGCAGGCAAAGGAGATGGGGCCGATGACGACCCCCTCGTCTGACAGCCGGAAGCCGCTGACCGCCATCCCGCCGGAGGTCGAGGAGTACCTCCGGATCGTCGAGACCGACACGCCGAAGCGGAGCTGCCCGGAGCAGAAAGCCCTGGCGGCGCTGATCCGGAAGACCTTCGCCGAGGAGGAGCTGTTCTTCGACCGCGAGCTCGCGGACAAATACTTCGGCCTGGCCAAATATCTGCCCTATGACCTCTTCCCGTGGGAGAGGTTTTTTGTTGCCCTCACGTTGTGCCTGTACACGCCGGAGGGCCTGCCGAGGTTCCGGACGGCCTTCGCCATGATCGGCAGAGGCGCGGGCAAGGACGGCATGATCGCATACGGGTCGATGTGCCTGGTCTCACCGTTCAACCCTGTCAGGTCGTATGACGTGGACATCTGTGCCAACAAAGAGGAACAGGCGACCAGGCCGTTGACCGACCTCGTCGAGATCCTCGACAACCCGGCGCAGGCGGCGAAGCTGAAGAAGCATTTCTACCACACCAAGGAGGTCGTCCAGGGCCGGGTGAACCGAGGGATCGTCCGGGGCCGGACGTCGAACGCCAAGGGCAACGATGGAATGCGCTCCGGCATGGTGGTCTTCAACGAGGTTCACGCCTACGAGAACAACGACAACATCAAGGTCTTTGTCTCCGGCCTGGGCAAGACCAAGCACCCGCGGATCTGGATCCTCAGCTCGAACGGCACGGTGAACGACGGCCCGCTGGACGACTACCTGGCCCGCTCCCGCAGGATCCTCTTCGACGGGGAAGCGGATCGCGGCTTCCTGCCGTTCATCTGCTGCCTGGCGAAAAAGGACGAGGTGCACGATCCGGAGAACTGGTACATGGCGAATCCGTCGCTGGCATATCTGCCGGATCTGTTCCAGGAGACGATGGACGAGTACCACGACTGGAAAGAAAACCCGGCCCAGAACGCCGACTTCCTGACCAAGCGCATGGGGCTGCGGAGCGGGTTCTCGGAGATCTCCGTCACGGACTACGAGAACGTCCTGCGGACGAAGGGCGAGCTGCCGAATCTTGACCGGCTGCCGTGCGTGGTCGGGATCGACTACGCAGAGCTTTCGGACTGGGCTGCGGTGGATCTCCACTTCCGGATCGGCGACGAGCGCTACGACATCAACCACGCCTGGATCTGCTCCGAGAGCAAGACGCTGAGCCGCGTCAAGGCTCCCTGGCGCGACTGGTGCCAGATGGGGATCTGCACCTACGTCGAGGGAACCAGTATCACGCCCGGGATGCTTGCTGACTACATCCGGGAGGCAGGAAGGCGCTATTCCATCAAGGGCCTGGCGGCTGACCATTTCCGATGGACGGTGCTCGCGGACGAGATGGCGAGGCTTGGATTCGACAGCCGGGACAAGACCCGCGTCAAGCTGCTGCGGCCCTCGGACATCATGCAGGCCGACACCGTGATCCAGCACCTGTTTGACAACGGGCTGCTGCACTGGGGCGACAACCCGGCGCTCAGATGGGCGGTGAACAACACCAAGCGGGTGCCGTCATCTCGGAAGATCGGGAGCGACACCGGGAACTACTACTACGCGAAGATCGAGGCAAAGGCCAGAAAGACAGACCCGTTTATGGCCTTCGTCGCCGCGATCTGCATCGAAGACAAAATGGGAGCCGGAGGGGCGTTGAAACCGCCTCCCCCGGTTTTTGTTTTATAGCTCACGGCCCTCTGGCCGGGGAGGTGAATCAATGGGATTTTTTGACATTTTCCGACGCCGGATTTCCTCCGGCAGGACGGAGATTGTGGACATCGCAGATTGCATCGACATGGACGGCATGGAGCTGCAATTCCGTGAAGCTGCCTTCTGGACGTGCGTCAATCTGATCGCCAACGCCATCGGCAAGTGCGAGGTGCGCGAGTTCCGCGGCGGCGAGCAGAAGCGCGGTCAGGAATGGTACATCTGGAACGTGCAGCCGAACAAAAACCAGAACGCCTCCGCTTTCTGGCATAAGCTGATCTCCAAGGCGTTCTGCGAGGGTGATGCGCTGATCGTTTCGGAGCCTTACGGGGTCGGCATTGTGGTCGCTGATTCCTTCTCCATCGACGACACCAGGCAAACATACAGCTACCGCAACGTTGAGGTCGGTAAGCGGAAGATCGACCGGCTGAGCGAATCCGATGTGCTCTATCTCCGCTTCAACCACAAAAACATGGAACCGCTGATCCGGAAGATGAGTGACAGTTTCCTGAAGCTGATGGCCACTTCGATGCAGAACTACCTGTTCAACGGCGGACAGCACTGGAAGGTGCACGTCGATCAGATCCTCACGGGCGACGACGAATGGCGCACCAGTTTTGCCAGCATGATGGAGAAGCAGATCAAGCCGTTTTTGAATTCCGCGTCGGCGATCCTGCCGGAAATGAACGGCTACACATACACCCAGGTCAGCGGCGGCAACACGGCTGTCAAGAGCGACGAGATCCGAGCCCTGGTCACATCGATCTGGGCAGAGACAAGCCGCGCTTTTTTGATCCCGTCGGCGCTGATCGCCGGAAACCAGCAGGACACGACCGTCGCAAATCGGCAGTTCCTGACGGACGTCATTGATCCGATCGCCAGGATGATCGAGCAGGAGGCTAACCGAAAGCGTTTTACGATGGACGAATACCTGGCAGGCGACCGGCTGACGGTCGACACCTCCGCGATCGTCCACTTCGACATCTTTGCCAATGCCGCGAACGTGGAGAAGATCATCGGCTCCGGTCTCAAGAGCGTCAACGAGCTGCGGGCCATGATCGGAGACGCGCCGGTTCCGGAGGAATGGGCCAACAAGCACTTTATGACCAAAAACATCGGCTCCACAGAGGAGGCAGCCACCGAAGGAGGTGACAAAGCATGAGCAAAATGATCAAACCTGTTCAGATCGTGCGCCTCAATCAGAGCGCGGACCTCTACATCTTCGGCGACCTCGTTTCCTCGCAGTGGTTCGAAGATGAAACCAGCCCGGACAGCTTCCGGCGTGAGATCCAGAACCTCGCGGCAGACGGCGTGGCTGAGCTGAACGTCCACGTGGACAGCTACGGCGGCGCGATCAGCGCAGGCTGGGCGATCTACAACGTCCTGAAGGACTATCCCGGCACCGTGAACACCTACGCGGACGGCTTTGTGGCCTCCGCAGCGGTCTATCCCTTCCTGGCGGGCAAAAACCGCTATGCGAACCCGATGAGCGCCTTCTTCCTCCACCAGGCATGGACGTTCGCAGACGGCAACGCCGACGAGCTGCGGAAGGCAGCGGACGATATTGAGAAATTCAACGCGATCGGCCTGGAGGCGTTCGCCACTGCTGGCATGGACAAGGACAAGATCCTCGAGCTGGAGAAGGACGAGACCTGGCTGACGGCCTCCGAGGCCCTGGAGCTTGGCCTCGCAACCGAGATCCTGGACAGGAGCGACGAGCCGGACGCCCAGCAGAGCGTCCGCGGCATGATCATCCAGGCGCTGGCAGAATATGGCCGCCAAAGCCGCGAGAAGGCCCCGGAAGAGGCCGAATCCGAACAACGTGAATCTGCTCCCGCTCAGCCGGAAGGCGAGGGAGAGGATAAAACCAATCACTTGATGGCCTTTTTGACGAAGGCACACTAAATGAAGGAGTGAAAAGCATGAGAAACCTTAACAACCGCACCACCGACACCATCATCGCCGAAATGTCCCAGGCCATCAAGGCTGACGACAACGGCAAGTTCGTCCAGCTCATTAACGAGCTGGTCGAAAACACCCGCCGCGAGCTGACCGCCGAGCAGGAGGAGAAGCTCGCTGCCATGCAGCGCGACAACGACGTCGCCGTCATGACCGCAAGAGGCGAGAAGCCCCTGACCGCCGCCGAGCAGAAGTTCTACACCGAGCTGGGCGAGGCTATGCAGGCCCGCGATCCCAAGCAGGCGCTTTCCAACCTGAAGGACGTCATGCCCGAGACCGTCATCAACCGCGTCATGGACGACCTTCGCAGCCGTCATCCCCTCCTGTCCGCGATCAACTTCATCCCCTCCGGCGCGAACATCAAGGTCATCATGAACGCCAACGGCCAGAACGAGGCCGCCTGGGGCGAGCTGTGCGACGAGATCGTCAACGAGCTGGCCGGAGGCTTCGAGGTGGTCAGCACCAACCTCCTGAAGCTGTCCGCGTTCCTGCCTGTCTGCAAGCAGGGCTTCAGCTTCGGCCCCGCCTGGCTCGACCGCTACGTCCGCGAGACCCTGTACGAGGCGATCGCCAACGGCATGGAGGCCGGTCTGGTCAACGGCACCGGCAAGTCTGAGCCGATCGGCATGACCCGTCAGGTCGGCCCCGGCACGACCGTCACCAACGGCGTCTACCCCCAGAAGCCGAAGGTCGCCGTCTCCGATTTCGACATGGCCACCATGGGCAAGCTGATCTCCCTGCTGGCTGTGGACGGCAACGGCAAGCCCCGTGACATCCGCGACCTGATCCTGGTCTGCAACGTCACCGACTACTACACCAAGATCCTGCCCGCCACTCAGATCATGGCTCCGGACGGTTCCTACCGCTCCGCGCTGCCCTACAACGTGCGGATCATCCCCGTCACCCGCGGCCTGGCCCAGGGTGAGGCCGTCTTCGGCCTCGGCTACCGCTACTTCGCCGCCGCCGGTATGGATCCGGAAGGCAATATCGAGTATTCCGATCACTACCGCTTCCTCCAGGATCAGCGTGTGTATCTGATCAAAGCCTTTGCCAACGGCTTCCCGATGGACGGCAACGCCTTCCTGTTCCTGGACGTCTCCAACGTCATGCCCGCCCGCTACCTGGTTCAGACCTCCGAGGAGGTTCCCAGCTCCGACGCGACCCTGGTCGACCTCAAGATCGGCGCTCTGGCGCTGGACTCCGCGTTCGATCCCACCGACACCTCCTACACTGCTGCCACGACCAACGCCTCCAACATCGTCCGGGCCATCCCTGCTGACGCTGACGCTGAGCTGATCGTCAAGGTCAACGGCAACGAGATCCCCAACGGCACTGCCGCTAAGTGGGCTGCGGGTTCCAACACCCTGACCGTGAAGGTCATCGCCGCGGACGGCAGCACCAACAAGACCTACACCGTCACCGTCACCAAGTCCTGACAGAAGGGAGGGCGGCCAAATGAGCGCAGTTGATCCAATGGTGGCCCTGCTGGCCGCCGTAAAAACCTACCTCCAGATCACCTGGACAGATCAGGAGACGGACGACCGCCTGACGGAGCTGCTCCGGAGCGGGAAAGCATACATCGACAGTAAGCTCGGGGAGGAGCCGGTTTACACGGATGCGGGCTATCCCCGGACGCTGCTGTTCGAGTACGTCCGCTACGCCCGCGACGGTGCTCTGGACGTGTTCGAGAACAACTACCGGCCCATGATCCTGGCCATGCAGCACGAAAGGATGGTGGAGCGCTATGCCGAATCAGCGGCAGAAACCGTTTAGGCCGCGCCGCGAGGCAGAGGTCACACAGTGCTACAATGACGGGGTTGTGACCATCTATGTGACGGAAGACACCGCAGCCGACGGACGGCTGCCTGTCGTGACCAGGAAAGCCAGTGGTACGATCCCGTACCAGGAGCGGCGGCTCGGCCTGAAACGCTACTACGAGGCCAAGCAGAACCAGATCCACGCCGAGCGTGTGATCCGGGTGCCCGTTCCGTCCTTCCGCATCGACAGCCTGAACGAGGCCCAGACAGAGGACAGCAAGATGTACCGGATCGACCTCGTCCAGGCTGTCCCGGATGTTTACCCGCCCTCCTACGACCTCACGCTGACGTCCTGGGAGAGCGGCGAGAAGTGAGGAGGCGGTGAGAATGGCAGAAGAGCAGATCCCGAGCTGGGCGCAGAAGATCATCGCCGCCCACACCTTCGAGCAGAACGTCGAGGTCTCCCACGCCGTAAGAATGAAAAGTTTACGCTATTTCGTCTGGCAGGAGGACGACCGCGAGGATCTCAACAGCGACAACGTCCACGCGGATCACGCCGTGACCGGCTTCACGGATCTGTTCACCAAGCAAGAGTTCGACCCGTGGGCCGAGCGTCTTGAGGCTGCATTCGACGCCGCCGGGATCCTGTGGGAGAAGACCGGCGTCAGCTTCGAGCCGGACACCGGCTTCATCCACCACACCTGGGACTGGACGGTGGTCTACTGATGGCGTTCAAAATTAGCTTCCCGGGGATTGACACGTACCGGGAACAGCTCGAAGGTCTCCTCCGGCACGTGCCGAAGCTCGTCAACATGTCCCTCTATGACGGAGCGAATGTTCTGGCCAACGCGGTGCAGGAGGAGATCAACGGCCTGAAGGAGCTCACGCCGGAAGCTCGGCAGGGACTCCACGAGGGCCTCGGCGTCGCCCATTTCTGGCACGATGGCGAGGCGACCGTCACGAAGATCGGATTCGAGGGCTACAACTCGAAGAAGACAAAGCGGTGGCCGAAGGGCCAGCCCAACGCCATGATCGCCCGCAGCCTGATCCGCGGCACGTCCTGGCAGCGTGCCAACAGATTTACCCAACGTGCCGCGAAAAAGGCGCGGCAAAGATGCGTCGAGGCGATGAAAGACCGCTTCGACCTGGAACTTCAAAAAATCACAAATAACCAGTAAAGGAGCGAAAGATACATGGCTATTATCGGCTGTTCCGTGCTGAAGTACGCGAAGTACGCCAACTCCGGCACGACCATCACCTACTCCGACGGCGGCGTGGCAGCGAAGCTGGTCTCCCTGGAGATCTCCATTGACGCCGCCACCGACAACGACTTCTACGCCGACAACGCCGTAGACGAGACCGACCGCGTGTTTGCGGGCGGCTCCCTGACGGTCGGTACCAACGATCTGACCGACGCTGTTTCCAAAGCCATCCTCGGCCTCCAGGAAGCTGCGCTGGAGACCATTACCGGCATTTCCGACACCGGCGTGAAGGAGATCTTCTACGACGGCCGCCAAGTCATCCCCTGGCTCGGCCTCGGCATGGTCGTCAAGCACCAGCGCAACGGCGCAGCGGCCTGGACGGCGATCGTCCTGCCCAAGTGTATGTTCGCGGTGCCGAACGATTCCGCAGAGACCCAGGGCAAGACCATTTCCTGGCAGACTCCGTCGCTGACCGCGTCCATCACCCGCGACGACAGCGCGAACCAGGTCTGGAAGCGGCAGGCGACCTTCACCACAGAAGCCCAGGCTGTGGCCTACATCGACGCCCGGCTCGGCATTTCCTGATCCGCTTAGACAGGAAGGAGAGACGACATGGACTACACGATCAAGCTGAACGGACGGGAGTACCCCGCAAGATTCACGATCCGGACGGCGATCAAGGCAGCGGAGCGCCGGGGAGGCAGCCTCGCGAAGCTACTGCGGAACGAGAACCAGGCCGAGTTTCTGGAGGACGTCTTGTGGCTGTCCATTGAGCTGATCAAGGCCGGGGCCGAGATCCGGGAGCGGGAGGACGGGATCGTAACGAAGGACATCCCGACGCTCGACGACCTGATGGACTCCGTAGACTTTGCCGACGTCATGGATCTCCAGATGCAGATCCTGACTGTGATCAACAAGGACAAGCCCACTGTGAAAGCGGAGGGTGACCGAAAAAACGCGGAAGCCGCTCCGGCGAATTAGGCCCGGAGTGGCTTCTGTGGTATGCGCTGAAGATCGGCTTCACCTATGAGGAGGCCATGCTTCAGCCGGTGAGCCGCGTCCTCACGCTGATGGCGATCGAGCAGATCAAGCATGAGGGCGCGAGGCTCGCGGAAGATGAGATCGACGTGTTCGACAACGAGACAATGGACATCGACGATCTCGGATTTTTGGATTTGAAATAGCAGCGAGGTGATATTATGGCGGTTGATATCGGCCCGAAAATCGGTATAGATGGTGAGTCTCAATTCCGGCAACAGATCCAGCAGACGAACCAGGCTCTCAAGACCATGGCGGCCGAAGGCAAAGCCGTTGCCTCCGCGTTCACCGACGAGGCCGACGCCGAGAAGAAGGTCGCGGCCCAGAAGGACGTACTCAACCGGCAGATTGAGGCCCAGAAGAAGAAGCTGGAGCTGCTGGAAAAGGGCCTACACGACGCCACCCAGATGTATGGCCCTGCCGACGAGAAGACCCAAAAATGGGCGCAGGCCGTCTACGAGGCAACGGCAAAGCTGAACGGCATGGAGCGCGAGCTGTCCGACATGGACAACGCCGTCGAGGACACCGCGGACAACATGGAGGCCGCCGGAGACGCTGCGCTCGGGTGGGCCGACGTGATGAAGGGCCAGCTCCTGGCCGATGCGATCAAGACCGGCCTGTCGAAGATGGCTAGCCTGGTGAAAGACGCATCAAAGGCCATGTGGGAGGCTTCGAAGGCAGGCGCCGCCTACGCGGATGATCTGCTGACGATGGCCACGACCACCGGCATGTCAACTAAGAACCTCCAGGAATACAAGTATATGGCCGACCTGATCGACGTCTCCCTGGACACGCTGACAGGCTCCATGACCAAGCTGACCTCCAATATGAGCAAGGCGGCCAAGGGCAACAAGGACGCCGTCAAGACCTTCGAGAATCTGGGCGTTGCGATTACCGACAACAACGGCCAGCTCCGATCCACGGAGGACGTCTTCAACGACGTCGTCGCTGCCTTGGGTGAGATTGAAAACGAGACCGAGCGCGATGCGACCGCTATGTCGATCTTCGGCAAGTCCGCGAAGGATCTGAACCCGCTGATCGAGGCCGGGGCTGACCGGCTGCGGGAGTTGGCCGAAGAGGCGAACAACACCGGATATGTCCTGAGCAGTGACGCCCTGGAAGCTCTGGGCAAGCAGACGGACGCGATGGATCGCTGGGAGAAGAAGGTCGAGGCGGTGAGCAACCAGTTTGCCGTGGGCCTCGCGCCTGGCGTGGAGAAATTCTACTCCACACTGAACGATACGATGGACAACCCCAGAACACAGCGGGCGATCTCCGTGCTGACGGAGGGCATCAGCAACTTTGTCGGCAGCCTGGGCGACATCGTTGCGACAGCGCTCCCCGCGATTGTGGACGCCTTCGGGATCTTCGACACCAGGCTGGCCACATATTCCGATGATCAGTTGGAGCGGCTCGCCGCTATGGAATCCATCACAAGCAGCTGGAACGGCATGAAGGCGACCTTTGAGGAGGACGCCGGGGCAATCTGGGAAGAGCACGAAATATCGAATGCGCTCTTGGAAAAGCTCCGCGCTATCGTGGACGAGGACGGCAACGTCACAGAAGCCAACCAAGAGATGGCCGACTTCATCGTGAACGAGCTCAACAAAAAACTCGGACTGAACATCGAGATGATCGACGGCGTGATCAAGGGCTGGCAGGGCGTCCAGGAGGAGATCGAGAACGCGATCCAGGCCCAGACCGCGCAGGCGCTCATGGCAGCCGGTGCTGAGCAGTATGCGGAGGCGCTGGCTCACCAGAGAGAGGCGGGGCAGATGGCCGCTGCCGTTTTGCAAGATCTGGAGGCTGCGGAAGTTGAGCTTGGGAAAAAGCAAGCGGAACACCAAAAGAACCTCGATGCGATAGATGCAAAATACGGCGACGTTGCGGAAGCTCCGTTCAAGGTACGCATGGCATATATCGAGGAAGGCAACGCGATCACGGAACTCAAGGGGAAGGTCGAGGCCCTCACCGAGGACTACGAAACCCACAGCAAAACCGTGGACGATATGATGGCGACCACCGCCTCGTACTCTAAAGCTCTGGAGGCCCAGGCGAAAGGTGATTATCAGGCCGTTATTGACTACACGACTAAAGGCTACTCCCTCGCCGAGGAATATCTGGCAAACAAGACTGCTTTGGATGCGCAGCAGATGGCTGAGCTGCGGGATCATTACCACGAGCAGGCTGTCTATGTTGACTGGTACGAGGAGCAGATCAAACAGAAGAAAGCCGGATATAACAAAGAGGGTCTGGAGGCCGAAAAGGCGCACCTGGCAGAGCTGAAGAGCACCGTGCAGCAAAAGTGGCGCGAGATCCGCGACGAGCAGATCTCGGCAAATAAGGCCGCCGGTGTGTCCGCAGCCGAGGCTTACGGTGACGGCGTGATTTCCGGCTTAAACAACCGGCAGGGAATCATCTACAACACGGCTGCGGCCATTGGTCGTGCAATCGCCAACGGCACCCGTAACGCGCTCCAGATCGCATCCCCGTCCAAGGTCGGCAAATGGATCGGCCGAATGTGGGACGAAGGCATCATCTCCGGCATGGAAGAGAGCGAAACGGCGCTCCGCAACGCTGCCTCCGGGCTGGCAGACACGATCACATCTGCATCGATGCCCAGCGGTTACAGTGCGGATCTGATGACGTCCGGCTACGGTTACGGCACGACCTCCAACGCATACACCACAAACATGGGCGGGATCACCGTCCGCATTGATGGAGCCGGAGCTGTCAACGCTGACGAGCTGGCGCAGCGCGTGGCTGTCCGGCTGACGGACGAGCTGCGCCGCGCCCAGAGAGGAGGCAGAGCATGAGCGGAACATTGACTTTTAACGGCATCACTGCCGCATCCCTCGGCCTCCGGATCGGGGCTGTCAACGCCTACGATGCGCCTGGCAGGGAGTTTCAGACATACGCCGTCCCCGGGAGGATCGGGGACGTGATCCCCGCGAAGGACTACACCAGGATCCCAAATCAGATCCGGGAGTACACCGCAGCGCTCTATATGCGGGCCGCGCCCCCGGAGGCCGTGGAACGGCGAATGGTTGACATCCGCAACTGGCTCTTCGGCTCGGACGGCTACGCGGAGCTCTCCGACAGCTACGAGCCGCAGATTTACCGCAGAGGCTACTTCATCGGAGACGTCGCGCCAGAGCGCAAGGGAGCCGGGCAGAATTTCCAGATTCCGCTTCGCTTTTCCTGCGATCCGCGGCGGTTTATTTCAGGCGACCATCACTTCCGACTTTCTGGTGGATCCGGAACGGTTACCTATACCACGCCTAGTGCCGTCAACGGTTTCTCTATCTCTGAGGCGGCAAAGCCGTTGATCTTCGTGTCGAAAGGCGAGGACGATATCACGGTTACGTTCTCCGACAACAACGGCACGATTGGCCAGCTTCTGCTCACCGGCCCAGAGGACGACTTCTGGTTCGACGCGGAAACGCTGACGGCATACTACGACGACGGATCCCCGGCGAACAACCGGATCGATGACGTGATCGGCGAGATTCGGCTGGGGCCGGGGCCAGTGACCATCTCGTTCACAAGCTCGGTGGTCGCGCTCACATTCTATCCAAGGTGGTGGGTACGATGACGAGGATCCTCCAGTTGTATAACGCCGACCAGAGAGGCGTGGTGATCAACAGGATATGCCCGCTGCCGGATATGAAGACGGCAATCGTCCGCAGGGAGATCAACGGCGAGTTCTCGCTGTCCTGCTCCATGCCCCGCGGGGCTATGTACGAGGACGAGATCCAGATCGGCAGGGCCATCAAGGCCACGATCAACGAGGCAGGGGAGGAACAACTGTTCATCGTCAAAGGCCGCAGTCGTTCCCTGACCGGCGACATGCAGATCTACGCGGAGCATCAGAGCTACTACTACAACGGCGTGATGCTCCACGCCGGAGCCGCCAGCGCCAACGGCCAGCCCCGCGTGGTGTTCGCCGGGATCCGCTCCGGAGCCGTCCCGTCCATCACAGGGATCAGCACCTGGACATATTCCAGATCCACCGCCCTGCGGGCCAGCTTCCCGCAGCGCCGCGGGCCGATCTCTGTGATGGAGGCGCTCAAGAGCTTCCTTGTCGGCGCTGCCGGAGGCGAGCTGATCTTCGACGGCTTCGACGTGGAGTATGTCGATCAGATGGGCGCGGACAACGGCGCCTTCTACCGCTACGCCGTCAACCTCACGGACATGGGCAGCGAGGACATCCTGGACGGCTACGCAACCGGCATCTATCCCTTCTGGGGCGTCCAGGGCGACACCAGTCGTCCGCTTACCACCTTGTCCGAGGAGGTCTACTACTACACCGGCACCTGGCCGATCCAGGTGATCGTTCCGGTTGATTTTACACAGCTCTTTGATACGCAGCCGACCAGGACGCAGCTGCTTGCCGCCTGCGCTGCATATGAGGAGCTGAACAAGCCGAGCGGGATCCCGCTTTCGATCAGGGCCTCCCGCGTCCGAGTCGAAGGAGACACCGCTGTAGACCTGGGAGATACTGTCCGCGTCGTCAACACTCCCTGGGGCATCGACATCAAGACGCGAATCTTTGCTCTGACCTTCGATGCTCTCCAGGGGCGCGTCGTGGATGTAGAGTTCGGAACCATCAACCCCGGTTTCGCCGGGGCTGTAAAAAACATGAAATAATGGAGGTAAACACTATGGCAATCTTTAACGCATCCCTCCAGAGCGGGAAGGCTCCGGACGGCGTCTTCTGCGCGTTTTGCGAGGAGGCAGCCGACATCACAAGCCCTGCAACCGACTGCTGGGCTGCCGGGTCCGTGATCGTATGCCTGAACACCGACAGCGACAACAAGCCCAGCATTCATGTCAAGCTCCCGGACGGCACCTGGAATGAGGTGGAAGAATGAAGAATAACAAAGAGCTGGTCATCCTGGCTGGCCGGGGTGGCGGTGGTGGCGGGAGCGTCACCGTAGACACCGCACTGTCCCCGACTTCGACCAACCCGGTGCAAAATAAAGCGGTCTACACCGCATTTGCAAATGTCGCAGAAATCGTGGACTGCAAGGAAGACAAACCGCTTGAGGAAACGGTCAGCGATGCCGCCGCAACGATCACCCCGGAGGCCAACACCGTCTACAAATGCGGGGAGCTGACGAGTTTGACGATCAGCAATCCCCCGGCGACAGGCAAGTATAGCATCGCCTTTTTCAGCGGTGCGACTGCTACAGCCACTGTCGGCATTGAGAATTTTTCCGCCGAAGCCAACAAACGCTACAAAATCAAGGTGGAGGACAACTACGCCACCTGTGATTCGTGGCCCTATACGCCGACTTAGGAGGTGGAGTTATGCCGAATAACATTATTATGGCTGATGCAAAGGGCGGTCATACTTTTGAAACTGTTGCTTTGCCAAACTCTGTTACCAATGGCGAAAACTTAAAAACAACGCTCGAGTCAATGGGGATTACAGGCCCTTGCATTTTGGCAACAACAAAGAAAAAAGCGCAAATGTCTCAGGCTCTTTTTACTTATGCTGTCTTTGGTACGAGTAAAGCCGTTGCGGTAGCCGCAAGATGGAGCACCGGCTTAAAAAGCAACGAACAAAAAGCTCTTACCGCCCTATACGATTTCTTTGCATCCGCTGGCGATGAGTACATGGTGATTCCGTGTCCGGGGGAATAAGGGGGTAAAGCTATGTATGCGAAACTAATCAACACTAACCTACATATTGCTCCCAACCCTATCCTCCACAACGGCCTCTGGTACGGCAATCCGCCCGGAGAGGTTTACACCGCCGAGGGCTACAAGCCTGTGGTCTACAGCGACCCTCCAACCGAACCCGGCGAGGACTACCAGTGGAGCGAAACGTGGAGCGAGACGGAAACCGAAATCGTGCAAGGGTGGGTGCTTGTCGAAGTGCCTATCACGGACGAGGATGCACTTGTCCGCTATGCCAACGAATTGACAGGCGAACAGGACGAAACCCTGACCGAAGCGACCGAAACACTAATCAAAAAACTCAAGGAGGACTAATTATGCTGCAGTATCATATCATTGAAATCCAGAACCGTGCGGACGGTATCAACAACGTACAGGAAATCGTTTCCAGAAACAGCCTTGCAACCGGGCTGTCGTACTACTACGACCGTTGCTCCAAGATGGCGGCAACCACGCTCTATCCGACCGTAACGCTGATCCTCATCGACAGCAACGGCACGGTGTACGAAAACAAGCACCTCACCACGGCGTATGAGGCTGAATAAGACGGCTTGACCGTCTGAGGAGGTATAAACTATGGATAAGCAATTTTGGAAGGCCGCTGGCATCCGTGCGCTGAGAACCGTTGCTCAGACCGCTATCGCCACCATCGGAACCACCGCCCTACTGGAGGACGTCCGCTGGCTCACCGTCTTGTCTGCCTCCGCTCTGGCTGGTCTGCTGTCTCTGCTGACGAGCATTGCGACAGGACTCCCTGAGGTGCAGATCGAGGAACGCAAGCCGCCTGACGAGGAACCTCAGATCTACATCAAGGCGTATGACGACTACTATGAGGACGGTTCCCCGAAGCGGCTGGGGGACGTGGTGTTCCCGGAGAGCGTGGACTGCGAGGGCGAAACGTGCGACCTGACACCGTATATTGAGGACGGAGGTGAGGAAGATGCCGATGCCTAAGATTTGCATTGACGCAGGGCATTTTGCATACTACAATTACAACGACAAAGTTAGCCCGAAATACTGGGAATCCAAGATGGCATGGAAGCTCCATCTGATGCAGAAGGAGGAGCTTGAGAAGTATGGCTTCACCGTTATCCTCACACGGGATAAGCAGGAGAACGACCTTGGACTGATGGCGCGTGGTCAAAAGGCAAAGGGTTGCGACCTCTTTATCTCTGACCATTCCAACGCCTGTAACACCGAGTCCGTTGACCGGGCTGTTGTGATTTACCCTGTCAGCGGTGCGAAGATGGACCTGGCAACCAAGCTGTCCCAGACCGTGACGGAGGCCATGCAGTTGCACGACAAGCCGCAAATCTACAATAAGTGGAATTCGGCTCACAATGCAGACTACTACGGCGTGATCCGTGGAGCCGCTTCTGTCGGCGTTCCCGGCCTCATCATCGAGCATTCCTTCCACACGAATAACCGTGCGGCGGCGTGGCTCAATCAGGATGCTAACCTCCGCAAGCTGGCGAAGGCAGAGGCGAAGACGCTGGCTGAATACTTCGGCATCAAAACCAATGTGAAGCTGCCCTTCGTGGACGTGCCGGACGGGAAGTATTACACCGATGCGGTCAAGTGGGCCTGGGAGAACGGGCTGGTCGAAGGCACGGATAAAACCCATTTCAGCCCGGACAAGGAATGCACCAGAGCAATGATTGTGACGCTCCTGAAGCGGTACAACGATAAGTTTGGGGGTGGCTGAGATGGAATGGGCCATAGGTTTGATCGGGGGTGCTTTCGGAGCTGGCCTGCTTACGCTGGTGCAGTTTCTGATCACCCGGCACGACAAGAAGAAAGAGGCCAACAGCGTGGAGCGGCAAGCGCTCCGGTATTTGATGCTCTACGCCATCCAGGACATGGCCAGAGAGCTGCTGCGAGAAGGGAAAGCCACCCTGGACGAGAAGCGGCAGCTCCGGCAATGGCACGATCTCTACCATAACGGACTCGGAGGCAATGGAGACGCCGAAGCGCTGATGAAGGCCGTTGATCTCCTCCCGATCGACGTCACACAATGAATATCAAGTAAAACCTCCTCCTGGCAAGATCCGGGAGGAGGTTTTTTTGCAATCAAATTGCAATCAAAATGGCGTCTTTTTCTGTCTTTTTTTGTCCGTTTTCGTCCATCAAAACAGGGGCAAAAGAGGCAACGAAAAACCCGAAAACCCTTGATTTTTCAAGGATTTTCGGGCTTTGGTGGGGGAAGGTGGATTCGAACCACCGAAGGCGGTGCCAGCAGATTTACAGA